ACAGTATAACCATCATTAGAATCTATATAAAATATACCTGTAACTGCTTGTGTAAGATCTGTATCTGTATGCCAAGCACTTCTAACATGCTCTGATGTTCTAGGTCTTAGATTAGCTTTAGCTCTAAGCATATACTTAGGAGCTAGCTTATTCCAAATAGGATTTAAAAACTTACCATACTCTGTATCAACATCATAGACTTTAGAAACATTAAAGAAACTATGTACAAATTGATACCCATCTATTCCTTCATTAGCACCAGCTATATTATCATTAAAGTACCAAGGGAAGCGATGTGCAGTTAAAGCTGATTTAACATGTTTATAATCAGCATCTGATAAGAAATTATCATAAATTTTTAACATGGGTGGTTAATTTCTTTGATTTTTTAAGTATTTTCTTAGCTTTCTCTCTAGAGACGCATTCTTGCGCTTTAGTTTGAAGCTTTATTAATTTCTTGTCGTGCTTGTTCAATAATAATGAATTCTAAGTTATTGGATAGGCGGTTATACGTAGTAATTATATTAATCTGTCCAACTACAACGCATAAGGTTGCTATACCCCAAAAGATATAGTAGTAACGTTGTTTATGTTGTTTAGGGGCGGTCATGTGAATAGAGTGCTTTAGCTACTTTTGGGAATGTTTTAATAATTAAATCTTTAGCTTTTAATGCTATTTGTTGATGTTCTTTCTGTGTACCATGTCCAGATCTCAATTCAACGTAATGAATCCAAGATCTAAGGGTACCATTCATGTATAACTTAGAAGGACTTGAGAGAGTTAATACTTCTCTAGCACACTCTTTAGCTATACCAGCGTCTAACATACTCTTATAGAGTCTTCTAGAGTGAGCATGTAGCTTTATAATCTCATTATACCATTCAGTTTTACAATTCTCTCCAATATCGTCAATACTATTTTGTCTATTGGTAGAATCTTGTCTACGTAAAGCCGGGATAATAGGTTCCCCTAAACTATCCACTGATGCATAACGTTGACTAAACTCTTGAAAACTAAATGATCTATGTCGTAATATTTGAGCAGCTATACTTCTAGTTGTATTTATCTCTACACACATATTAACCATCTCAAAAGGAGACCAGTGTTTATGTTTAATGAGATATTTAATTAACTTTGTATTATCAGGGTTATCCTGATTAGTGGGGTTGGAAACTCTAGCCATATAAGCGATTAAATCATCACCATTAGTGGTATTATGAACTAGAGATACACTATGTATCATATTAAAGTTAGTTAGAGTAGGTGTAATAGGTATATTAGTATGTTCTTTAAGGGAAAATAGATAATATAAGATTAAGAGAGGAAGTGATGTCTGAAAGACATCGTCTTCCTCCTTTGGGGAAAGGTCCACCCTTCCTTTCCCTGTATACATGGTGAATGTTAAGGAATCCAGGTAGAGACTACCTTCTTACCTTTTTTTAAATTTGCTTCTCTTCTTTGGTCTAAATTAAGACCTAATACGATGTGATTAGCTGAAGATTGAGGGTCATCAAGGAATTGTGCTAACATATCATTCCATTCATCTCTCTTTCTATCTATGATGGCTTGATTAGCGGAGATGGATAATGCGTCAGTGAAATACTTGACTCCTTGTGCCAAGCAATCGAGTCTATCGTCGTGTTTAACGGCGCCTTTTTCACGGCACATGCGAGACATCTGATAGAAAAGCATATACTGAAGACGCTCTTCTGGAGCTGAGTCTTTATTAGATGCATAATCCCATTCAATAACTGACCGATCACATATAAGCTTATGCTGATTAAGAACCGGCTCCAACGAATCAATGATTCTATCTTCCTTTCTGACATTAGCTCTAACTTCTTCTACATCTATATGTTGTCTTGTTTGTTGTAAATGCTTTTTAAAGAGCTCTGCAACCATACCATCACCGAAGTTTGTCTCAATGACTAGTTTAGTTACACCAAATTTCTTACATCCTCGTAGTATATCTAAGAGAGTGTTGTCGGAATATCCGTCTCTATAAGCTCGCATTTCGTGGAGGTAGAGAAACCCGTTTTTCTGAGATATGAAAGCTGCTGCTGTCTCATCTGTACCTCTTCCGGAGGGATCGACACTGCAAATTGTTTCGGAATACTTTGTCCATTCTCCTTGTAACTGCATTGGAGAGTAAAAGTAGTCTCCAGGTAGTCCAACGGTTGGTAAGTCTTTAATGAGGTTTGCAGGATCGGAGCACCATACGCAATTGTCTGGAGCCTCACTAGGGTTAACAGAAGTGACAACCAAATCAGCCATCTTAAGGGGGAACTTTTGCGCATCACTTAAGCTAGTATCTAGCTGAAATTGAAGCATGTAATTAGAACGACCCATGGATGCTTCACGTTCCAATAGGTCGTCACTGTCAAATCTATCAGGATCTGTACAAGTCCATTCTTCTGCTCCCATATCTAGATCCTCTTGGATCTGTGGAGCTAGAAGTCCGTCGTATTTTGCAAGTGTACCTTTTCTTGGGTATCTGGCTGGCCAAACAAAGGGACGATACGAGCGCTCTGCCAACTTACGATAAACAGTAAAAGTAGTCTGAGGAGTCCCGAGATACATAATACGGCTATCGCTTTTGGGGGTAAGGATAGATTCGGCTTCCGTACAGAGCTGAAGTAACTTTTCACGCATTAACTCCGTCATGGAGTTTCCAGGCACCTCTATGTCGTCCAAAATCATTAAATCTGCGCGACTTCCTGTTAGCTGCCCAGTTATGCCCACCGACTTGACGCTTGGGGCTTGGTGTGGTGAACAGTTTACGTCGAAGCTGATGCGACTCCAGCGAGAGTCGTCTGATTTCGGTTGGAGATGTTTTAGCCATGGAGTTTCAATAATAAGTTTCTGTAAAAAGATTGACATGTTATCTGCTCTCTCTTTAGAGGCAGAGATAATCATTATTTTCTTTTCCGGATCTTTAAATAATGTCCATAAAACAAAAGCACCAGTAATCCAAGATTTACCAACACCTCTAAAGGCTTGGATCTGTAATCTTTTTGGTCCATTCTGTAAGTAATCTGCAATGGCGTACTGTGCTCTTGTAGGGGATGGAAGGTCTAGCTGATCCCACAGAGCTTGTAGGAACAGCTTAAAGTCATCTTTTAGGGCGGTTAAGGTATCAGTCATGATGGTATTGTTAGTACCCATCCTAGAGTTTCGTCTTCACTACGAGTAATTCTAGGATCGTCTTTAAATAATTTATCATATATTCTTCTACGTTTAGAATCTTTATATTTAGGATTCAACTCCCAAACACTACCAGGTGGTAAATCATTGATTTGATTAAAGAAGTCATCACGTAGACCCTTGAAACCTAATCTATTTTGTGGTGGTATATCGATTTGACCTGTTTTAGTTTGAGGTCTCCAAGTATATTCTACACTACCTACTTTCCAGTTTGGTTCTGTAACTCCTATTTCTACTGAACGGTCGATATGACGTTGGATCTGTTCAGAAAATGCAATTTTACTATTTTTCTTAACTTGATAAGCTTTTCGTTTATATCTATTGGCATCTATAAATTGATTCGCCATACTAACGCCTTTTTTCAATAAAGGTTGTCCATTATTATAACGATTCATTAATTCAAAAACAGCTTCATCCATTGCTGGTTGGATATGTTCCATATAAACTTTTAAATGTTCATATCTTTTGTTTAGATCCATACCTTTTAGAGATGGCATATCTACACCATTGAGACCCATAGCATCATCCATCCAAGCATGCAATGTATCATGAACAGGTTTAGGTATGTTTAATTTGTTCCAATTAACTCTACCTAATGCATGACCATCTTCTAAAGCCATTTGAGATAAACGCATACCTTCGCTACGATTAAGACCTGTGAATGCCCAATCATAACCTTCTATCATATGTTTATGGTGCTGATCTATGCCTTTGATTTTTTTATGATCAATGAAACCGTCACCTAATGTTTGAGTCCATGTTTGTTTTTCAAACGGAGTCATTCTTAATTCATGAACTGCTCTTTTACTTGAAGAGCCTTTACGATCTACTAATCTAGCAAATTTAACACCACCTTTTTGATCTGGTCTTAAAATAATTACATTACCACTATTATCTAATAAAGGTTCATCAATTGTATTCATAAAACCTTTTAAAGTACCATCACCTCCTTCTCTGTTCATCCAGGCGATACCATCTTCAGCAAATCGGGTACCTTCGTCAGTAGCTCTGATTGCTTTAAGTTCTTTCGATTTTGCTGCTTTAGCTGCTAAACGTTGTGCTCTATTAATTTGAGTAACGTTTTTTAAATCTTCTACAGTTTCAAGTCCTACTTGTTTTGTAGCTATACTTAAATTCGTACGTAATGTATTTTTAGCCATACCTGCTGCACCTACAGGTCTATTACCTATAAGCAATCCACGGGTAATATCATCAACTTGACTAAGTTGTCTTGTATACTTACCGATTCTAGCAACTTTACCTATGCCAAATCCTAACATAGCATCAGCACCAAAACTACCTAATACACCA